GTTTTAGATATGAGAGATGGTGGAGAATCTGAAGGCCCAGGAACTGGAACTTCTGATGATATACCAGCTATGTTGTCCGATGGTGAGTTTGTTATGACTGCTTCTGCCAACAAAGGATTAGGCGGTTATAAAATAAGCCCAGACAAAACGCACAAAGAAAAAGGAGTGTTATGTCTCACTCCTACTGGTAAACCAAGTAGAAAAAAAGGTGCAAAAAATATGATGAAATTAATGAAAACTTTTGAAAAATACAACGAGGGTTACGCATAATGGCTATTTACAGCAGACCAATATTAAGGCCAAATCAACAAGTAGTTGATACAGTAGGCGATCCTTATCTAAGAAGTCTTTTCTTTGGTACAGAAGAGACTCCAGGTTTTATTAATCAACTCCAACAAATAGCTAGAAAAAGATTTGAAACTCCTTTACCAGAACAAAAATTTGCAGATCTTACTGATTTAGAACAAGCTGGCTTAGATCGACTTAGAAGTGGTATAGGTAATTTTGAAAGATTCTTAACGTCTGGTGAAGATCAACTTAGTGCTATAAGAGATCTACAAGATCCTTTTGCTTACAAAAAGTTTGAAGATCCCTATCAACAAGCGGTTATTGACCAATATACAAAAGACGCTGTAAAAGCTTTTGATATGTCTGAAAACCAAAGAAGATTTAACGCTTTAGGTGCTGGTGAGTCTGCTTTTGGTTCTAGAGCTAGACTAGGAGCACAAGACAGATTAGAGGAATTTAGTAGAGGTTTAGGTAAAGAACTTGCTGGCATACGCCAAGCTGGTTATAGAGATTCTATATCTAGACTTAGAGATGAGATTACAGACAGAAGAAATCTGTTTGGTGATTTTAGAGATCTTGCTGGCGACACGCAAAGATTAACGCAAACTGGTATTCAGAATTTATTAGGTCTTGGCAGCACACAAAGAAAATTAGACGATATAAGAAGCGCAGCAGAATTTAATAGAGCAACTGCACAAAGAAATGATCCTTTAGAAACTATGCGAATCTTATCGACAATATTGCCATCTTATTCTCCTACGACTGCAAACATAACTTCTCAGTTTGGCAGAGCACCTGATCCTAGGGCTGTTGGTCTTGGAAGCTTCTTAAATACTTTCTCGCAATTCATGCCAAACATAAATACATTTGCACAAAGACCGCAAGATCCAACTGTATATTCAACAAATCAAAATCAGAATCAACAACCACAAATGACTCCAGCAGTTAATATATATAATCCACAACAAACAGATTCAAGAGGATTAATTTATTAATGTCAATTTTTGATAGAAATATGTTTCGACAAACTTCAGCAGTAAGTCCTGATGTTACTGTTATTGGTGAAAGCGGAGGCGGAGCAAGACCACAAATGAACATGCCACCTCCTACTGCTGAAATAGGTATTGGTAGTTTTGAAAGACCTGAGTTTGAAGTAAATCCCATTATTGATAATGTGGTAACAAATACCCCTGAAGTAATTACAGATTCAGGATTAGGCGAAAACCAAATAAGACTATCTACTGGTGAAATTATTACTGTCGATCCTTCGTATTTATCAAATATAGTTAATGGCGATAGTTACTTTACTTTAGATGTTTATGGCATGTTAAATAGTCCTGATGTTCTTTTAGGTAGTAATGTAGAAAGAATAATAAGCCAAGCTTTAGAAAATAGAGGGGGTATAAGAGATTTGCACAGAAATCCACTAATTCCTTACAGAATGGCTAAAGATGTTTTAGTAGAGGGTGGTGAAGAGTTAATGAATTTGTATCGAAAATTAGGTTATATGGCTAAAAACAATCCTGATTTTTTAGCGATATTTAGTCCTGAAAGAGCAAGAGATATGAGAAGAAAAATTGCTAGGGATGAAGTTGAGCCTTTTAAAAAAATTGATGATTTTTTTACTTCACCAATAGCAGATGAAGGTAAAAATATTGGAGAAGCTTTGCAAAGTGGTTTTAGAAGCAAAAAATCTTTAGATGATCTTTTCAGAGCTGCTAGATTACAAAGCGAAATAGATGATTTAGATGTCCCTTCTCAAACTCAAATGGAAGCTGATGTATCTGAAGAATTACCAACAGAAACTATAGCTGCTAACACTATTGAAACACAAGATAGTGTTGATGAGCTTCCCCCTGATGTAGATACCCAAGCTGATTTAGAGCGAAGAATAAAAGAGGGTGAGGCACAAGCTGCATTAGATAAAGTGGATAGATCTACATTAACTAAAAAAGAAAAAGAAGATAGGATTAGAGAAGATTTAGACGATACTACTTTTGAGCTGACTCAAGAGCAAAGAAATCAATTTTTAGCTGACGAAGATAAATACATAAAAGATTTAGCTATTGCAGATACTTTTGGCGGTCAAAAATTCAAAGACTTTTTAGGCAGTATGGGTAAGCAATTAGTAAGGACTGGATCATTTATGGGCATACCTTTAGGTACAGCAGACTTTGTAGATTCTGAAACAGCAAAACGTGCAGCTGAAGCTGAAGCAGAAATAGAATTAAGAAAAGAACAAATCAAACAAACAGGCAAAGATACTGGCCCATCGATAAGGGATTTGAAAACTATTAAAGAAGCATCAATAGATTTTAATGAAAACGCTGGTAATTTTTCAGGTGCTAGAGCTGCCGTAGCTTTAATAAATGAAGTTCTAGAATATGTAGAAAAAGCAAAAGAACAAGGGGCTGCACAGCTTGGAGGTTTAAAAGGTAAGTTTGATATTATTAAAGATAGTGCATTTGCAGCTGCTGGTGTTAAAAGAGATCCTAGTGCTGCAAGTCAAGTAGCATCAATACTTAATGTTTTAAGAAACCAAAAGATTAAAGACATACTTGGCGAATCAGGAAGAACCATTTCTAATTTAGATAGGGATATAGTTAAAGAAGTTTTTGGTTCTTTTGATCTTTTTACTAACCCAAAAATTGTTGAAAAAAAATTAAAAGCTTCTAGGCAGACACTTTTAGACAGTATGAATAGATACAGAAATAATATGGAAACAAATTTTTCTTTCTTACAAGAAGCTGGTGAGTTTGGACAAGGAAGAGCTTTGAATCATTCAAAAGCTATGCAAGATGCTATAAATTTTGATCCTACTAATACTTTTAAAGATGCTGAAAAAGCTGCAGAAATAATAAAAAAAATACAAGAAATAAATTATTAGTGAAATGCAAAGGTATAAAGTTAATGTTACTGATACAGAATCACTAGAGGTCGAAGCTAACTCTCCTGATGAAGCTAGAGCTAAAGTAAAAGCCATAATCGCAGAAAGAACTTTAGCGCCACAAGCAGATAATCTTTTTTTTAATTATGATAGTGGAGTAAAAGACGCACAACTTAGATTTGACCTAGGATTAGCGGAAAACGAAGTAGAAAGAGAAAAAATACTTAGTAAGTATGTTGGTAATGAATACGCAGTAGATTCTTCGGGACAACTAGCCCTAACACCAGAGGGCATGAAGATGCTTGGTCTTGGCGATCAAATTAGAACCATCACCTTAAAAAATGGAGAACAGCTAGAACAAAATACAGTTATAGACGAAAGAACTTTTGGTTTTAATAAATATGATCTTGCAGATTTTTCAGGCGTTGTAGGGCCTATATTTGGTAGTGTGATAGCTTTAGTTCCACAGTTAAGAGCAGCAAAAGCTCTGACTAATCTTTTAGGTGGTAGGTCGGCTATGGCTAATATGTTGCTTTCGGGTTTAGGGGGAGCTACTGGTAAGGGATTAGAAGAAGCTTATGAAATAAATCAAGGGTATCAAGCACAAAGTAGAGATGAGTTAAGAAACCTTTTAGCTTATGAAGGCGTTTTAGGATTTGCTGGACAAGGACTGGGTGAAGGTCTTTTTAAATTTTATTCTTTGCTTTTAGGCAAACAAGCTCCTTTTGATAATTTAAGATTTCAACAACAAGCAATTAAGGGTAGGTCTATCTTAGATGTCATGAAACTTGATAAATCTTTAGGCAGAGAAGCTACAGAAAAAGAAATAGCTAAAGCTGTAAAAGAGGGCAAAGTTGGTAAGAATGAATTTAAGGCTTTGCCGTCTCAATCTGCTTTGAACAGAGTTATACCAGGTAGGCTACAAGCAGTTGCTGAAACTGTTTTAGGTAATAAAAGAGTTCTTAGTACCAAAGCTTATTTAAGAGAAGAAATAGATAGATTGAATAGATTAATAAATGGGGAAAACTTTGCTGGTGAAGAATTTGTAAAAGAATCTACAAGAGAACAAATTACTGGTGCTTTGAGTGCTGCAAGACAAAAGTTAAATAAAGCAGAAATCAAAACTAACAAACAAGTAAATAAACTTGTAGAGGAACTTATGGAGGGCATAACTTCTGCTGATGATTTTGCAAATGCCTTGAATAGAAAAGAGATAGGAGAAGTTTTAATAGACAGCCTTTCAAAATCACATAAGGCAGTAGAAGATCAATTACGAGAAAAATACATAAACGCTGACAAAATGCTACTTGCCGCAGGTAAAGACGATCCTGACTTAGTTGAAGGTATAAGCATTTCTTTAAATAAACTTATTTCTGAACATATAAGCAAAATAACTCAAGCTTATGGTCGTAAATATGGCAGAAACCCAGGCGAATTAACAATTCAAGCGCCAAAAGAAATTGACGATCATAGTGCAGATGAAGTAACAAAATTTGTAACAGGATTAATAGATAGGCAAAGAAGAATAAGTAGTGCTCTTGAGTATGAAAATGGTTTTTTACAATATTGGGAAGATTTGCCTCCTACAGCTCTAAATGCAAAATTTCCTGAAATAGGTAGAGCACAAAAAGCAGAATTAAAATTTGGTGAAAACTTACAAAGAATTAGAAACGATTTATCTACTTTGAAAGGACTAAGATTGAATAGTCTTAATGTAGGTAGAAACACTTCTTTATTAGACGACATAATTAAAATTTTAGATAACCCAGATGATGCCCTTGTTAATCCTGGTCTTTTAAATATTTTAGAAAATCCAAACTCTCTAGTAAAAATGATTAATAAAAAAGGAAGATTTAAAGCTTACATAAATAAAGATTTAGACAAAACTGCTAGTAAAGATATTTCTGATGCCGTAATGGAGCTAAAAGCAACAAATAAATTAGCGAGAGAAAGACTTGCGCCTTTTGATTCTTTAAAAATAAAACAAATTATTGGAGATTCGCAACAAGGTAATTACAATATTAATAGCGTTTATGATGAGTTTATCTTATCAGGTTCTAAAGACACAAAACCGTTTGAAGATTTTTTTCAAGCAATAAAAAACCACGAAAAATATTTAGAGGAAATAAACACGAAAAAAGGAGTGCTTGATCAGGCAGCTTTCAAAAAAGACATGGATAAATTTGGTGGAGAACAGTATATAAAAACACAGTTACAGAGAAAAATTTTGCATGATGCTTGGCGTGAATCTTATGACAAAACCAGTAAATCTTTAGATTTTAAAAAGTTTGCAGACGAAATACTAAAATTTGATAGAACTAAAGAAGGCAAAATGGAAATTATTTTTGGGCCAAGCTATAAAAATATTATAGATACAGTTACTCAATTAAGAAGAATAACTCCAAGCATGTATAACAAACAGCCATTAGAGTTAGAAAATTTAATCAATCAAATTGTAGAGACTGATGGCGGACTTAGAGATACTTCTACTGCGCAAAGATTTTTGGATGCTTTGAAAAATAAATCTAACGCTGCAAAGGAAAGAATTGCTTTTGAGCAAAACTCTATCATAAAGAGGTTAGATGTCTCTGGTACTGATGAGATTGCAGATGTTGTATTTAAACCTAATAGCGCTGCAAATATTCAGATTGTAAAAGAAACTGTTGATCCAGAAACATTTGTTGAAATACAACAAGCTAGTTTATCTAAATTATTGAAAGATTCTTTTGATCCTTCCAAAGAAAAAATTACAGATATATTTAAACCAGACAGACTTAGAAGAACTCTAGATAGTTATGGAGATACAACTTTGGAGGCTATGTTTGGTAAAGAATCATTACTTGGGTTTAGAGCATTACAATCTGCGCTTGATGGTTTAACCATAGAAAAGTCAGCTGGTACACTTGTAGCTGCGGGTATTGCAGTAAACGCTTTGAGTATAGGTATGTTGCCTACCGTTGCTGGTTTAGCAATTATGAGACAAGCTTTTTCTAATCCAGCTATACTAAAATTGTTAGCTAAAAAAGACCCTGGATCTGTTGGCAGAGTAATACAATTTTTTATTAGATCTGCTAGACAACTTGGAATCAGATTGGTTGGTGATGCTATAGCAGAAGGTAGTCAACAAGCTGAAGTTGGTTTACAAAGAGGCCAAGAAGAATTACAAGATATAGAAAGACAAAACCAACAAGAGATTAAATCTTTTCAAGATTCGTTAAGGGATTTAAGGGATGAAAGTCAAAGAAATATTAGAAACTTACAAAGTAGTACGCCATTACCACAAGTTGAGCCAGTAAATGTAGATCCCCTTTCTCCTGAGAGATTAGACTTTGCAGAAAGATTAGCTAACAGACCTATTGTTTAGTTTTAGCATTTCTTTTCTTTTTCTAAATAAATCCATCATATTTTCATAGCCTTTAGGATATATATCTTTACACATGTGTATAACTTGATAATTTTTATTGTAGTGGTCGTACAAAGTATCTAAAGACTTTATGTTTGGAATATTAAAACTTAAAATTTTAAAACAATCTTTTGCAAAAGTTTCTCTTTCCTTACTTGTAAGCGTCTTTAACATTCTCTTCTACCATATTGTTTCTAGCCACGCCTTTCCATTTTTCAGCAGTTCTCAATCCACCAAGACCAAGTAAAGATAAAGTCAGAGTCATTAATCCTTCTGTATTTAATACAGGTGGTTGAATTGAAGATCCTGAAATAACAACTACCCAATTCATTATTGGAGCTAAGAAGAAGCTCCACAACAAGCCCAAACAAGCCACCCACATGATAGCCGGCCTGGCTCCCGCCACAAACACAGAAGCATGTTTAGCTTGAGCTAAATTTATTTCGTTTTGTTGCTTTGATAACTCAAACATCTGAGTTTTGATTGCATGTTCAAGTTCCATTTTTTTTGTTTTGTCTGGAACTATCTTGTCTAACAAGCCTGTTATTGGGCCTAAAAATTTATCAATCATCTGCTTCACCTCTTAATATTTTTTCTAATTTAGCTTTCTTCTCCTCAGTACTATCGACATGTAAATCTTTATCAATTATTTTTTCTAATTTCAAATAATCAATCCTTTGATTTGGAACATATCGCCAAGTGTAACCATCCTTGGCAGTAACACCAAAGACAGAAGTAGTCATGCCGATTTTTATTACAACAGCCTCCTCTCCATCAAGTTTTACTTTATCGCCTTCTTTGAATTGTGGGTTCATTTTAAAGTTTAATCCTTTGATAAAACTTACTGACCAATCCTTTAAGGCTAATCCTGAAATTACTGAAGCAACAAAAATAGACAACTCTAAATAGTATTGCTCTAAGTTCATATAGCATATTCTAAAACCCTATTTCCTCTCTGTCCAAGCCTAATGGCTTTTCTGACAAACATTTACATATATCTTTTGGAAAATGAACGTATGGCTCGTTATCCTCTTCAAACTTTGGATCCTCTTTTAAATTCATCCTTATATCGTATTCATGTTCAGGATCCCATTGATGATACCAAACGCTATCTTTCATAGCCCATACAATAATAAAAGGAACGCCACTTGATCTTGCAAAAGAGGCTCCTTTTCTTAACTTATTTGCAGACACAATAAAAGTTTCATACTTAGTTGCAGGAAAAGAACGACATTTTACTTCGCACCAAAAGCAATTATTTTTAGATTCTATCCAATAATCTAAACTGTAATTAGTTGGTAACTTATGACAAGTAACTCCCCACAAACCTTCTAAAAATCCTGCAACTCTTTCTTCTCGTTTTTGATCATCTTTGGTTTCTAAGCTTGGTGTTTTCATAGCTATTCCTCAAAAAAGTTTGGATCGACAGCCACTAATCTTTTAGTTGGCCTACCTTTTCCTCCCACTTTTACTTCTACCTCTTGAATCTCTCTAGCATTCATAAGCCTTTCTATAATTTCTTTTACCTCATAAGACTTCATGCTTCTAAATAATTCGTGCCTATCAACTTCTCTTTTTGATATACCTTCACCGTTTCTCGATCTAATGAATGAAAGCACTTGTTTAATTTTTGATTCAATAGCTGAACTTGCAACCCTATCACGACATGCTTCAATAAAAAGTAAGTCATAGTATCTAACAAAATCAACACACCATTTCATAATGTCCCCTGGAATCTTTTTTGCTTTGGGGTTCTCCGCTAAAGTAACTGAAAGGGATAGTCGCATGGCTTTTTCTCTGGATCTTGATAGTAATGGCTCTAAATTATCTTTCTCAAGTATATCTTGCCTTTTTACAATCTCAGATGCAAAGTCCTGCAACACTAATTCTGCGTCTTGGTCAAAGTCTAAGACGACTTGCTCAAGATCAATATCAGCATTGTCAATAGCTACTTCATAAAAATCATTAATAGGTCGTCTGACATAATTTACCCAATTAACAATCCTTAGTGGTGCTTCTCTAAATTTTTTAAGTTGAGCAACTCTTCTTGGTTCTTTTGATTCTACAATTAAGAATCTATTTAAAAAGCCATCTGCTATCCTTCCGCTATTCAAAGCTTTATAAAAGTTTTTAGGTACTGATAAGCCTACTAAAGTTATGTTTGGCTTATGGGTTAGCCTATTCATAAATTGATCTTTATATTGATCAGGCACATTCATCAAAGAATAATTATCTGGTCGCAAAGTACCATGGCATCGACCCCAAGCTTCCATTAAAGTTTGAAGTCCATCTTCTCTGTTAAAATTTTGCTGACCTCCTATTGACTCTAACCTTTTACCAAATTCATCCATAATAGTAATTTGAGTTGGTCTTTGTCTAAGTATTGAATGCACAGCGCCACTTGATGTATAGCCGTCTCCTACTATTAACTTTGAATGTTGTGATTCGTTAAGAATGGTTTCAACAAATGTTTTAATGTTTTCTTTTCCTTGTCCAGACTTTGCGATACACATAAAAAACAAACTAGAAAAGTTATTCATGTTGGTTCTATAAACTCTGCCACAAGATACAGATGCTAAGGATAGAGCAGCAACCATAGACAGTTCAGGCTGAGGAACTTGTGCAATATCTTCACAGAAGTTATACATGTCTTTTAACAGACCAGGTGGATCATACAAATCTTTTGGTGGTTTTATGTTATCAACTGCTTGAACAAACAAAGGAGCTTTTTGATTTTTTCTGTCATGTGTAGATTTCACACTATCTACTACTTGGTCAATTTCTCTTATGGTAAGTGGCGGATTGTTGTTAGTGTTCCACGACCTTAAAAAGAATTTTGTAAAATTTAAATTTACATTTTTGGAAATCATGTACCCAGCTATCCTTGCTGCTTGATCATTTCTTGATCCTTCGTTAACTCCATCTAAAGAGAAAGGTACAGTTATGTTTTTGTCTTTTGCCCCTGACTCTTTAGGTACACCAGTAATTTTGTACCATTCTTTTTCAGTAAAGTCTGGCAAGTCTCCAATATCATAAACACTCCACCCATCAAGAAAAACTGGTTTATAAATCGCACCGTTAGCGTGTCTGTTATATGGAGCTATAATAAGACCGCCTTCCCCTCTTATATCAATCAGTCTTTCTATTGGAGTTTCGTTTGTTCTTCTTGTTGCAAAGGTTGTGAAGTTTTCTGGATTGTTATAGTAAAAGTGCATACCTTTACCAGTTATGACTTTGTATGGCGTTACTGGTAGATTTTCCTCTACCCAAGTCATAGCTTCGGGAGTATCTGCATCAACAACAATAAACTTACCGCAAACAATAGCAACAACAAGATCATCTCTATCTTTAAACCACTCTTCAACTTTTTCTCTCTCTGGTCTTTTAGTTTTGTATTCTTCCCAAGAACCTAAATTTTTTGGGGGCTTTTTATCTTTTCTCTGCAAAGGAATTACGCTGAGGCCTTCTTCATAGTAAGCCATAGCTAATTCATAAGGAGAGTCCTCCTCTGATAAATTAATTTGAAACATTTAAGACTGTAAATCTTGTATGTTTCCAAATATAGATTCGTAAGTTAACTTACCCTCTGTTGCTTTGATTATTTGATGAGCTTGTTTTATAGATGGATTTCTATAGCCATATCGCCAAGCTTTGATAGATGCTTCAGAACAATCAAAAGTGGTTGCAGATTCTTTTACTCCTAAGAACTCAATATAGTCTTTAAGTGAATAGTGCTTTACTTTTTTGTTTTGAAACTCTGGCTCATGTCCAGATTTTTTTAGATTTTTTAATGCCTCATCCGATAACTTTTTTTGTCGGTGGTAGTAATTCGCTTTCCAAATTTCATTCATTTTTTGCTCCTCTTAATAAATGTTTACACATAGTATAGTATAGACTATAATCTTTCAAGTTCATTAATTAAAACAGAGAGGTGAAGAGTGAGCATAAAAAATAAAATCGTTACACCTAGTCAGTTAGTAGATGATCAAGGAGCTAAAATCCTTATCTTTGGCGAAGCTGGTTCAGGTAAAACAACTATATGTGAAACAGCACCAGGCAAGACACTTGTTATATCTGCCGAAGCTGGTTTACTTTCTATTAAAGACTCTAAGAATGTTGATGCTTTAGAAGTTAAAGAGGCTGCTGAAGTCATGGAAATTCATAGACTTTTAGAATCTGGTGAAATTAAGTACGACACCGTTTGTCTAGATTCAATATCAGAGATAAGTGAAATCTTGCTTAATTTTGAAAAATCAAGAAACAAAGATCCTAGAGCTGCATACGGTAATGTGCAAGAAAGCATGACTAATGTTATGAGAGCTTATAGAGATCTTAAAATGCACGTTGTCTTTTTAGCTAAAAGTGAAAGAACTATTGCTGACGGCATACCTAACTTTGAACCAAAAATGGTTGGTACTAAATTAGGTCAAGCGGTTACTTATTTCTTTGATGAAGTATTAGCGTTAAGGATAATTGAAGATCAAGACGAAGAAGGTAATGTAATTAAAAGAAGATGGTTGCAAACTGAAACTGGTCAAGGTCATGTGGCTAAAGATAGGAGTGGTAAGTTAAATCCATTTGAAGAACCTAATCTTACAAAACTTATTGATAAGTTAGGATTCGGAAAGACGAAACAAGCCACACAAGAAGAACCTTTAACTAAAGCGGGGTAATAATGGTAGATTTTGCAGACGTTGATTTCATTGATTCTGTTGATGAAATGCCTATTGGGCCAAGCGTGGCTCCAGAAGGAACTTATACTTGTAAGGTAATCGAAAGTGTTAAGTATGAATCTAAATCAGGCAACAACACTTTAAAAATAACTTTTCAAGTAGATAATGGTAAATATAAAGATCATGTTGAATACTTCAGTCTTTGGCATCCAACCGAAGATGTAAGAAGAATTGCAACTGAAAAGTTTACTAGATTGGCTAAAGCAGTAGGGTTTAAAAAGTACCCAGATGATGCTTCAGCTTACGTTGGTAAAGAATTACTAATGAATCTCAGAAATGTAGATGAAGATTGGCAAGATAATGACGGTAAGACTCGTACTACGACTAAAACTGTCGTGAGATCTTATGAATTTAAGAACGACTTTCCACAAACTTCTGAAACTAAATCTGATGAGGCAGAAGTAAGTCCACCTCCTTTTTAATTAAAAAATTAGGGGGAGTCTTGTATATGCTCCCCCTTCTCAAGAATCCCCTTAGCTCTATCTAAATTCATTTGCAACAAAGGACAATACTTTTGTTTTTCTTGTTGTACTTCTAAAGCATTCACCAAACATTGAAAAGCAGTCTTTAACTCTTTTCTTTCCTCTGCCATTTGATCAATTCTTTTTTCAAGATTGATTACATATATTTTTTTATTTAGTTTTTTCATCTTCCTTGTCCTCTATATTTTAATTTTGATTGTCTCCTTTTGTGTTTGTTCATAGTGCTAGTCATGGTGTTTTTATGTATGCCCTGGCTAGTTTTTTTTCCTCTAGAACCACAAACCGAATTATGTTGTTGAAAGTTTTTTGTTTTTTGCACGATTATTTAAGATTTAATTTTATAATTTCAAAAGCAACTGATACTTTTGCTAATTTTTTTTCTGCTTTTTCTAATTTTTGTTTGTGGCCAGTATCTGTCCAATCATGTGCAACTTCATCTATAAATTTTTCCATAATATCTACAGCTTCATTTACCGTATTTACTACTTCAGATTCTTCGTATTGTTCTTTCAAAGTATTCCATAAGGTTTCGTTGTATTCTTTTTCAGCTTTTTTATTTTTCTTTTTACGTCTTGTTATTTTCATAATTCCATATTTTTCAAAATGTGAGATATAACAGAAACTGTAAAGCCATTACCTAGCATTTTGAACCTTTGTGTTTTAGAAACACAGTTTGTGTAATTATCTGGAACCGTTTGAAGGCGCTCACATTCTATTGGCAATAATTTTCTCCAAGATAGTTTTTCTTCGCTTACAGCTACGTTATCTTTTTCTACTGAACTTAAAGCATTACTTTTTTCATCCTTTCTTAACTCTAACATTTGTTTTGGTTTTGTTTCTTTCCATTTAACTCGTTGTCCTTCATCATCATAGGATCTAGCTCTCCAAGCACCAGACAGTACTTTAGGCTCTCTATTGCCACCTTGCATAGTATTTAATGTAGGCGACTTACCCTCTGGCGAATAAACTCTTTTTAGTATGTCATGTCCTTTTATGTCTGTAGCAATACCCACTTGTTTAGGTTTAGTTTCAACTAAAGTATTTCCAACTCCAGCAGTACCGCCAGACTGTGCGGACAAAGAAGATGATTTTCCATTTTGAGAATAAATGCGATTACCTTGTCCACCATTTTTAATTTTGCCAACTTGTTTTGGCTCTTTCAAAGCAAAAAGACTATCGGTTGATTGTTTGTGTTGATTTGCAAGTAAGGCACCGCTTTTTTCTTGATTCGGTTGGAAAGCTCTTGATCTAGGATTGTTTGTCAATCTATCATTTAATTTGTCAGATATTTCTACATCTTTTTTTATCCAACTCTGAATTTGTCCTTTGTACATAGTCGCTGTCAAAGTCTTAGATTTACCAACATCAATATGTCTTACTAGGTTAGCTCTTGGTTCACCATCGAAATGATTTTGTAAGTATTGTGGCACTTCTTCTTGCCATTCTTCTTCCTTAACTAAAATATCTTTTAAAACTATTCCTTGATCCTTTGGCTGTTCAACATTTGGTATGTTAGTCCAATACAACCTGAGCCTATTTTGAGCTGATACAAGAGCAGAATTAATTAGGATAGGCTTTATCTTACCCTCAAATAAATCTTCTCCCTGGAAGTCTGGATAACAAGCAGAAACCTGATCTGTAATAACGTCTTGAAACTGTTGTTTCATTCTTACATTTTCTAACAAAAAGTATTTTGGTTTTATTTCTTTTAATATTCTTATGAACTCAAAAAATAATGCAGACCTTGGATCGTCAAAGGCCAACTGCTTTCCAGCAAAACTAAAACCTTGACATGGAGAACCGCAAGTTATTAAGTCAATATCTTTATAATTCTTAGGATCTACGTTACACACATCTCCGATTTGAATGGTATTTGGAAAGTTTTTTTGAGTTACTTGGATAGCGTATTTATCTATTTCACTTGCGTAATAAGTATCTACTTCAATACCACATTGTTGTAGAGCTAACTGAGTACAACTCATACCGTCAAACAAACTTAATACTTTAATCCCCATTGGTTCTCGTATAGTAAATTGTAAAAGATTTGGTAGTTTTGTTAGTAATTTTTTTGATCAAACAATTTGGCGACAAAGACTTAACCTTTTCAAAAGCATCATCAAAAGAAACACAATTAGAAGCTTCAATAGTTTTTACAGCGTCTCCTTGTTGAACTTCTGCTAGATAGTCTTGTCTAACTTCTAAGCTCATCTTGAATATTAAGTATATGTTTTGATCTTGCTATTGGATCTGCAATATACATGCGATAGATGCAATCGTCTTTATGGTCATAACCTAATATAACCTCCCCTTCAATTCTGTAATAAGCGATCATTTATTCTCCTTTTTTCTACGTGTTTCTGTAATCTCTGTAAAGTTTTTTTAGTTAGTTTACCAGCATGTCTTATTTTTGTGTTAGTCATATACTTCTCCAAACACAATCCAAACATCTATATTAGCTAACAAAAATATCAAAGTTGCAGATAACAATAATATTATAAAATCTTTTGCTGTTAATTTCATAAGCTGACTATTCCAGTCGCTATATTCCAAGAAAGTATTAGCAATCCTATTAAGATACATATTCCCAAAGCTATAGCCCACTTATCTTCTCTCATTATCTTCCTTTTCTTCTGCAAATAAATAAACTTTTTTGTTGTTGTAGCAAAGGTTTTTAAATCTTTCTACATCTTCTAAATCTTTTACTGTTAAATAAATCATAGTAGAATTCATTAAATCGCCTTTTCTTATGTCTAATTCTACTTCTATAAAATTATTTTTATTGACTTTTATTATTTCCATTTTCTTCTAATTTTTTTATTGAATTTAAGTAATTTATTTTTGCTTCTTCTTCCATAAGTTTTATTTTTCCTATACCAATTATATGGTGGTAATTATTAAGCCAATAAGTTTCTATTATATGCCCGATAGCATCGTTTCTTTTGTTAGTATCTAACAATCTTTTTACTTGCTCTACAATCTCTGTCTGAAATTTTGTAAGCGTAATATTTCTATAGGGTTTCTTTCTCATTTGTCAGGAAAGTATTTACGTTTTACGTCTGTAGCCATTATGAAAGTATCTAAGCCTTCTAAAGCCTGGTCGAATATAGGTTCTGCATAATCGCCCACTTCATCTAAAAAAGCTTGTCTGCATTCTTTAATAGATTTGAACTTTCCTTGTCGATAAGCTTCAAAATAATCTCCAGCCTTTACTTCTAAATCAATAACAACATCTTTAAACTTACTCATTTTTTTACTAACCTCAATTTGTTTTTTTGTTCAATTTGCTGTACTTGATGTTCATGGTTGAGTCTTTCAAACACCATAAGTTGCCTATCGGTTATTCTTTGGTGGTGTTCCATACATGTAGTCCAAATTTCCCAAATTGATTTCATGGCCCTTGGATCATATTGATTTTTTTCTTTTACCGATTTGGTAATTTTTTCACATCTAACTAATTGCCTTACCAATTCTTTTAACTCTTCTTCAAATGTTTGCATTACTGTCCTCTCTGAGCTTAATTTCTACAAGATTAGGAGAATTGTGGATCATAGGCTCTTCGCCCTTCATAACGTCTCTATATAGCCCTAAAGTGCCTTCTAGAGCTATCCACCCAGCTACTAAATCTTTTTCAGACATTTTGAAGATTTTACTAGCATAAGGTTTCTTTTTTTCTTGTGCGACAAAGTAAAAACCTTCTACCTTAAATCCCGCTTTTTCATAACCTCTTTTGTACCAAGAAGCTTGTAAATCATAGCCGTACTTACGAACCGAGCTAGTAAATCCTCTTGGCGAACAATCCATTGTAGTTTTGTAATCGACAATAATTATGTTCTTTTCTGAATACGGTTGGCCTATTGGATGTCTAATAACATCTGATCTTAATTTACAAAGTGTTTCTCCTTCATACCAATAGAATGATGCTTCGTATGGACTTTCAAATATAGAAGGATAATCTAGCTCATTTGGATTAAGATACTTACTCGCTTCTGGTATAAGTGCTTCTTCCATAGCAAAAATATCATCCTTTTGTTGATTATTGATAACGGTATAACCCCTTTGCTCATAGTCCGCTTTTAGCGACTTATTAGCGCTTGTATAGGGAGATCCGACTATAACTGCAATATCTTTATCAAAAGCTTCTTGACCTTCGACAATAAGGGCATGAGCTGCCGTACCAAATCTTAGGGCTGGCGTGTCCTCAATCTCTTCATATAAGGCGTGTACTTGACTATCCATAAACTTTCTTATGGTTGATGAACTTACGCCTGGGCTGTTGTGATAAAAGCTATTGGTTAGCTTTGGAAAGTAATATGCTTCGTTTAAAACATAATTCTTATGCGGTTCTAATATTTCAGGCAGACTTTGCATGTGGTTCCTCCTCTTTTAATTTACTGATAATTTCTTCTCGCCATTGTTTAGCTCTTTTGAGATCGAACTCTGCCATAGCAAGTTGATGTATTAATTGTTGATATTTATCTTCTTCCATAAACTCTTACCTCTTGTTGCATTATACACACTAAAAGTATAATATGTCCACTAATTGTAGTTAAGGGGAGGTTTTTTAAGTTACTTCCCTTAATTCTAGTGCCGTTCATGTCATTCTCCCAATTAAACGGCTAAGGCTTCGGAGAGAGCCTAGCTAGAAATCTCTCCGCCCTTGCCCTTTTATCTGGAAGTATGTATATAATTCAGTATGAGTTATCAGGTCATAAATTTGAAAGAAAAGTTGGGAAAACCTACGGCACAAGAACTGATAAACAAATGCGATAGTATTCTCAATAATCATAGTGTTAGAGGTGAGTCGGAACTAATGACTAGCCTTTGTATGCTGTCTTACTCTTTGCAAAAGATAATGCAGATCACACAATCAGAACAAGAAACAGTACGCCTGGTTAATGAAACATTAGACGCACACTTGCCTGATGATTACTTAGGCGAAGAAAGCATCTTTTTTACTGCTGATTTTGACTTAGATCCAGAAAATTAATATTGTCTGATTTTTGTCATGGTATTTATGACACCGCAAACCCTTTATTTATAAGGCTTTCATTAATATTTTATTTTTTTCATTTTTGTCATAGGAATAATAAGAAAATACCCTTAAATACTCTAAAATCCTTGACAACTAACTAATCGGGAGTGTACCCTTGCTACACACTATTGGGAGAATGGTGGGAGGAGGTCGTATTAGAATACGCTAAAAAATCATGGCAGATTATCAAAAGAAACATGATACAACTTACGAAGGCAATCTACTTGCTGAAAAAGATACTCCCCCTATCGAAACTTGCAACCTGGATAAGAAATTAAATCGCAGACAAAGAATATTCATTTGGACTGCTGTCAATAATCCTAGACTATCTTTGATTGAGTCGGCAGCGAAAGCTGGCTATAAGGATCCACGACAAGCTGCAAACAAACTCATGAGCAATCCTCTGATTAGATCCGAATACAACTACCTTATGAATGAAGTTAAGAAAAAGTATGAACTAAATTATGATCGTGCCGTACAAGACCTTTATGACATTCGGGACAAAGCTTTAGAGGCTGGTTCATTTAACGCTGCAATCTCTGCTCAGAATAGTTTATTAAGAGTCGGGGGTCTGATTGTAGATCGTAAGGAAGTAATGTTTGGAAAAATAGATCAGATGAGTAGAGAAGAAGTCGAAAATCGCCTGGAAAGTCTGCTTGGCCAGACAATAGAAGCACAAGTTATTCAAGATAACGCTTTAGAAAATAATAATGTGAGTGATTTAGAAAGTGAAGTAGAGCAATAAAAGGGGAGAAAAAGACAAGTATCGCTCTACTTCGTTTTGTATTTTAACTGCTAATTACACCTCTTGTCTAACCCAAATAGTAGTCAATTAAGAAAGCTATTCCGATTAATGTAAGCAATACAATTTCCCAACCTACCATTAATGGCTTATTAGGGCTTTGATTTTGTTCATTTGGAAAACTAATTTAAGCTTATCCAAGTCTTTTGCTGTATGACCGCCAACATTCCATTCAGTCATATCTTCAACTTCACGACCTTCTTCACCTAAATAGTTCTTACCGTTTTTCCAATTGTAAATGTGTAGATAAGTTCCGTCTTGAAACTCAATCTCCCATTCGACATCAGTCTTACCGTCTGAAGATGATAAGTCTATTATCTGTGGTTCTCCAAAAGCATCAATCAACTCTTGATAAGAACATTTAACGTAGCCAATTAAACTTGATCCAAAAATCGCATTTTGATTGACTCCCTCGTTATGTGTTACATACATATATGGCTTCATATTACCTCCTCTGTTTCTAATATTATACCAATCCACTTTACATTCCTCATGCTCTTTATAGCTTGAGAAAGCAAACTGAAATCTTCTTGATTATTAACCGAAATCCAAACTATTGGTTTATTGCCTAACTTAGCTTTTCTTGGATTCAGATCGCTTTGTATTGTTCTCAGATACTCTATGGCATCTTGTACTTGTTTAAGTTTTAAGTTCTGCATTAGCGATATACCATTCTCCTTAGATCATCTAAAAATTGATTATCTAAATCGTTAACTAATTTTTCTAAATCTTCTAAGTGATCCTTTAAATGACACAAGTCGCAATAAAAATCTCCGTCAAAAATCATATTACCGCTCATGCCGTATTTATCACAACTATCACAATGTAAATACTCAGGGCAGTACTCGTGGAAATCTTCATAAAATTTTTCTGTGAGACCTTCTTCATCTTCGTAGTCAGCTTCCCATTCGTCTTTCCAAAAATCATTTTTCAGATCAATTGCCATTGTTTCTGCTGTCGTAGTGCAACCAATCAAATCATTTTTCTCTAAATAATCTATTAAGTAAGATAAATCATGGCTAAGTTCTTTTAATTTTGTACTCATGCTACCTCTTTAATTAATTTGCTAAATTCTTTGTCTCTTTCTTCTTCGGTACGGAACCATTCTACATATTCGATAGACCCAAAATCATCTTCTTCATCAAATATCTCTAGAAGATAAATACCAAATGGCATACCTTCGTTGTCCTTCCAAACTTTTTCAGGATAGTCATTTTTTCTGTAATATCTATCAAGTTCTTCGGTTTCCCAATGTACTTTTACGTATTTGTGTTTCATGCTTTCTCCTCTTGTATAAAAATATCTTGGTTATCTGATCCTATGCTTTGGTACTTATCGGGATTATTACTTTCGTTATAAGGCAAAGAATCTCTAGGATCGTATTGCTCAAAATCAAAATCACCATAAATCGGATCATTCATATCTTCGTGCAATAGATCACTTGCTTTATCTTCTGCTTCTGAAATATCTTTGGCTTCTACTTCGTAATAGCCAACATACTCTGCCCTTACTCTAATGTAATATTTTCTTGTGGCTTTCATTATTTCTCCTCCGTAGGAATTTGATCTAGGTTTTCGGTAAGACCTACTTGTATGCAAATAGTCTTGAGAGCATAACCATTTTCATCTTCAAACCCATGCTTTACTAGTAAAGGTTTTAAGATTTGGTTGGTAGAACACTTCTTTTGAAAAGCAATTTTCTTTGCCTTCTCATAAAGTTTCTGTTCATTCATTTTATTTCTCCTCTATTGCTTTGTAATCTGTCTTTCTTGTAATAAACATTTCTGCTTGGTACTTGTGGTTGAAATCAGCTACGGTTTTTCTCGTGGCAACATCAACTACCACATAAGATTTATTGATGTCATCTCCCTTTTTTCTTATAACTTCAACTATATTGAACATATCTCCTCCTATTCTTGTTTGTTAATAAAATCTTCAATGTAATCAAGAGTTTCATTAGGCGTTGCTCTATCCCAAAAAATTCTCGCTTTGTCCCATTCGTCAGACGACATAATATCTTCACAACAATCAAACATTTTGTTGGTTAGATAGCATTCATCTTTTTCGCCACACCACCAATCGTCATATTGTTTTTCGCTTTGTTCGTCTGATAAATTTCTAGTATCAATAATTTGGATTATTGATCTTATTTCTTTTCTCAATAGACTTTTATTACTGCTCATTAGTCTAATTCTCCATTAACAAATTTTTCTCCAAAAAACTTAATGGCTTGATCTCTTTGGTCATCATATCTTTGTAAATCTTTTTGATAACTTTCCAAATAAAAATCTTCGCATTCTTCCCAATCTATTTGGTTTAATTTGTTGGCTTGTTCGTTTATCCAAGCTTGTCTGTTAAATTCTTTAATAAAGCTGTAACCGTATTTAACTTCAAAGCTTGAGTTCAGAAAAGCTAATTGAGTTCTAACTTCTTCAAGTTTTTTATCAATTTCTTTCTGTTTGTTGGCTAAAGAAAATCTTAGTTCTGTTCCTAAAACCTTCCTTTCAAAGTCCCATTGAAACTCAACTAAGCATTTCAAATGGTCGTTATAAAAAGTGAGTTTTGCTTCCTTCTCACATAGTTCTTGTATTAAGTTTTTCATATATTCTCCGTAAATGAATGATTACTATCTGTATATTATAGACACTATTCATGAGATTACAATAAGTAACTATAAAAAATAATAAAAAATATTCAGTCGTTGCTATCAGAAAAGGAAATCGCATTACCCCTCTCGTTTGGTCGCTTACTATAAAAAAAAGCAGTTTTTCCCAACTGAATAGGATCAACAAAGTCGGCTCACATGTCGGGACTGCTGTTGGGACTTGTCGGGCGTGGTTTCTGGAGTTAATTAACACAATTATAACACACCAGTTTGGATCTCCAGGTCTTGATCCACCAGATCAACTTCTCTGGATCAATTTGGTTGCAAAAAAAAATAGTTGACAAATAGTAAACTAGCTGACATAATGGATTCATAAATTAAGCGGAGAAAAAATGATTAGATTTACTATTAATTGTCCTGACAGATTATCTGCCGAAGTTTTTCGAAAAGTTTTAGAAGAAAGTTTGACTAAAAACTTTTTAAAAGAACTGCAAATATTTGAAACATTTGTAGAAGAAGAAGGACTTTTAGGCAGAGATTTTTTAACTGAAAAAGCTGATATGCCAATTCAAGATTAAAGTCGGGAGCAGTCGGGGGGAGCTTTTGCTCCCCTTTTTTTTATCTTTTAAATATCTAAAGTACACAATAAGGATCACACGCAGTTCTAGCTGCCCAGGCTGACATTACCGCCAGAATCAATACGCATTTGCTCTGTAATATGTTGACAAATAGTAACCAATTAGGTATTATAAAAGCTCACTAATAAACGGAGAAAAAGATATGAGTGAAAAACTTAAATATGAAAAAAATAAGTACGGTCATTACCGTATTTTTATAGACGGTCTGGAGTTTAATTCATTACGCCAAGCCAAAGTCCACATTAAAAATAAAAGGGCGAGAGCCAGGAGGCGTTTGAATGGCTGAAAAATTAACAGATTGTGAAATAAGACTACGAGAAATGGTTGACGGTTATGCTGATGATTGTTCAAGCGGAAGAATGCAATTTTCTGAACCAGAAGAAAAAAACTATTATGAGCCTTACAGTTGGGAATATGTAATTGACCAATGGAATAATGTAACTGGAGTTATAATTTTACTTGCTGGGGGTGGGCCAGTTATTTGGCTAAACACCAGAGAGCAAGTTGTCGAAGGTTATTGGGGATGTGATAGTTACAAAAAGCCAATATATGAATTTGAATATGTTATAGATTATTTTGCAGAGCGATATAATAATTTGACTGATAACATTAAAAGAGCAATTTAATGGAGGTCATGCTTATTACTCTAATCGTTCTGGTTGTAATCGTTGATTATTGGTTAGGTTAGTCGGAGTCGGAATAATCGGGGCAGTTTTCGGACTGCCCTTTTTTTATTTGGATCAGAATGTAAACACACAAAAACAATAGACCAGGTGGTTCCAGAAAATGGTTCTCGATTTGGATGACAAAAGTGGTTTTTTACAAATAGTAACATGTATGTTATAATTAAATCTTAACGGAGAAACATTATGAAACTATTAAAAGAAGCCAAAGCTAACTTGACTGACGAACTTATAGACGTTGTTCTTAAATCAGAAACTGATGATAAAGAATATGATGTTGGTTATTACTTTGGAGTAAAGTCAGTAATCCAAAACCAAGAGCTAAGCAAAGCCGTAGGTAGTCTAAGTTATCTGATTGGTGAGCAAGAAGAAAAACATTATAGCGAATGGTATGGTGTTGAAAACCCTAATGATATACCAACAGAAGAACTAGAAGAACACGCTTACAAGAGTATCAGAATTCTTGTTGACCATTTTGGAGCTTAGTATGTCGGAATACCTAGATAGAATAGAACATCACGAGTTTTATATGAAGCTTGAACTTAAACAAGGAACATTTGAAATGTTTGGACACATCAACTCTGATGAGGATATTGACTACGATTTCTTCTTAGACCAAAAGCATTTAGATTGTGGGTGTCTTGCAATTTCGAGTGCAGATAATAGCGAGTCGTTTTGTTGGCAATGGCTTGTTTGCGATATTTTAAAAACATACGATTTCAATAAAAAAAGATTTTTTTAGTCGGAGTCGGAGGTCGGGCAACCCTTCGGGGTTGCTCTCTTTTTTTAAGCAACTATATATATACACACATATAGAAACACCCAGGATCCGAGGCTATGGTGATCCACCAGGCCCTACTTTACATTTAGTAACCACTTAGTTATAATAAGTGAAACTTAATCAACTATTCGGGAGAATATAATGACTGATGAATATGATGATTGGGAACTGGATAATTGTGATGGAGGACACATATACGATTGGAATGAAGATTATGTTTACGAGCTGTTTGATGCGAGTGGTATCTTTGTTGCGTATGTGTGCGACAAATGTGTGGAGAAAGTAAAGTCGAAGTATCGACCTGAAATCTTTACCAACTCTTACTACGAAAGTCCTGATGACCAAGATGCTGATTGGAAAGCTTTGCTACGCAAATTGTATAATGAAGAGTCTTGACAAATAGTAGAACTTAGGTAGTATTTATGTATCAATAATAGCTTTGCTATTCTTGGTCATAATGTCCCAAAACAGAAACCCTTAGCTTTGTCGATTAGCTAGGGGTTTCACTTTATTGGGCGACTGAAGTCGGAGTCGGGTGTCGGGTTTTCTTCTGGGTGTTATCTGAAGTTACCAACTCCTACAGAGTACACAATAGAAACAGCAGGATCTGCGCCTGGGATTGCGTGGAATTTTTTTCTTTTGCTCTGAAGTGTCGTTTAAATTAAGTTAAATTATTTTTGCTTTTAGTATTTACAATTAGTAATCTTTCATGTACCATTATCTTATTAACTACTAAGGAGACATTATGATTATGCAACCCGATTGGCAAATAGATGAAACTGTTGAAGCTTTATCTAGAATTGACAGAGATGACTTGACTGAAATATTTCAGCAATTCTTACTTTTAAAAGAAGAAACTGCAAAAATAGAAAAGCAAGAAAAATCTTTACGAAAAAAATTAGAAAAGCTTAATGACATGAGAAGTAGAATGGAATATCTATTTTATATTAGTTATCTAAGAGACATTTCTTTTAAAGGATTAGAAAGCGAAACTGAAAGAGGTTTTACTCTAAGACATTTAGGTTATGCACCTTATGAAAAAGCTATAATTAAACTTGGCGAAGAGAAGAGGTGGAAGTAATGAAAGCATATATTATTGACAGTAATCTGAAGGGCATTTTCCCAATAGAGTTAGACAAAGAACTTAACTACAAAGACATCTACAAGTATTTACATACTGATGTAAAAAGATGTAGTGCCTTTGATGCTGTTCGGGTTCGGGGGACTAATGATTGTATCTATATTGATGACGAAGGTTTGTTGATTGATAAAAACTACATGTTTGTTTTTGATCACTTGGATAAGCACAACCTCTTTGGTAATGGTTTGATTGTCGGAACGAATCTCGAGGGAGAGAGTGTCTCACCTGAAATGTCTTTGAATTGGTATCGTGAAAAGATTGCCTTTGCTGATGACTTGGTTAGGACAGAAAAGTATTTGGTTCCGCCACAATTTATTACTATCAAATAGATTTTACTTTTAGTATCTTCTCGTGTTAAGCTTACCTTATTAACTAATCAATTAAGGAGACATTATGAGAGTTAAAAAACTATTAATAAAAGTAGAGTTAGAGAATGGTGCTGAATGCAATTTCGTTGAGTACCAAGCTTTTAGCTTAGTGATAAATGGAACGCCTTATATTGTTAACGCTGAGTTCGATACTATCGACATGCAAAGAGTTGTTAACATGACTGAAGAAGGCATGAGAAGGGAAGGCAACACCATAATAAATGGTCAAGTTGAAAACCCTAGATTGGAGAATGATTTAGACAGCTAGAACAATTCTCCCTAGTTGGAAGAGTCAAGCAGAAATGCTTGGCTCTTTTTTTTTAGGATTCTTTCGGGTCGGGAAATCTGGCCAGCTCGGGATTCCTGGGCTCGGCACCCCCCAAAATGGGGTATATACACATAGGTATGTACAAGCACAATAAAACACACAAACAATAACAATCATTTTAACAATTTCTATTTTTGAGTTATATTATGTGCATGTATGGCATAAGTAGCAGGTTCAGACTTCTAATAAACTCTTCTCCTCTAGAATTGTTTGGGCCTGCTCACTACGGAGTATAGATATGGAAGAGATGATGAACCCACAAATGGGTATGAACGAAGAATTAGAAACTTTATCAAGTCAAGATATGGAGGAAGCTAAAGTGGCTATGGGAGAACTTATCAACATGATTGCAGAAATGAAAGCTGCTGGCATGTCTGAGGAAGAAATAAATGAATTTTTAAATCAATTTGGGTTAACTCTAGAAGAAGTATTGATGGCTGACCAAGCTTTAAAGAATCCTGAGATGCTAACAAACCAACCACAAATGGCTCAAAACAATCAAATTCAAGCACAATTAGACGAATTAATGTAATGGCTAGAGGGCGTTCCGATTTAGATAATAATATTTTAAGTGTCTTAGGTGAAACCGTAGTAATGGGTACGCCTGATAGAAATATGTCTGTAATGGAGCCAGAAGAAGTTGTAGTTCCGCCAGAAGGAATTGGGCCTTTGCTTTATGGCAGATCTCCGACACCAATTAAGAGTGGTCTTGAGGCTTTGAAAGAAAGATTTATGGGTGGTCTGAGAAATATGTCAGGCTTAGTTGCTTCAAAAGCATCTACTAGAAATCAAATTTCAGATATTGCTGAAGAAATCTTAGCAAATTCAAAAGATATGAATGAGGCAACTTTTATGTTCTTTCCATATTTGCGAGAGTTAGCGCCTGGGGCAACTTATCAGAATGCAAGATCTTATCTTGATTCAATACAAAGACCATCAGGTATTAGATCCTTAGAGGAGTAAATGGCTTCTCGTTCAGAAATAGCGAGTCAAATAACCGAACTGATAGGTGAGGGTAAGGTTCGTGATGCTTACAAACAATTTGAAGAACTACCAATTTTAGATCAGATTGCGGTTAGTGTGTCGCCTGGTGTTGGTGATGTTCTTACTGCTTATGAAGTTGGCGAGTTTTCCACAAGAGCCAAAGAAAATATTCAAGAAGGCGATACTTTAGGAGCTGTTGGGTATGGCGCTTTAGCTGCGTTAGGTCTTGCTAGTTTCGTACCTATTTTAAGGTTCCTTAGAGCCAGAAAAGCTGGAAAGCTTTTGCCTGAAGAAAAAAAACTATTACCAGCCCCCCTTAAAGAATTACCGCCACCTGCGGAAAAAATTTCTACAAAAATTGAAACAAAAGCAGAAACCAAATTAGAAACTCCAGCTAAATCTGCTGAAGAAGTTATAACCAATATAAATGAAAAACCTTTTTCTGATTTGTTAGAAGATGGTCTTACGGTTTCTAAAATGCGTAGAGCCATAAGAAATAAGGTTGGTACTAACCTTCAACCTAATATGAAAATAGCTTTGCTATTAAAAAAATTACAATCGGGTGATGGGGTTAACAAAGCGGAATTAAGATCCTTTGAAGTTTTAGATGAGTTTGATCAACTGCATCCTAACTTTGTAGCTAGATTTGGTGGTGGGCAAAGTAAAATAAATCTTGATGACTTTGACGATTATTTAGCATCTAAAGGAAATAAATATGAAGTTGTAGAAGCAAAAGACTATTTCAAACCTGAATTAGTATCTAACAGACTAGATAAATACAGCAACATTCAAGGCATTAGAGATTCAATTATCGGTAGAGCGCAAAGATTACATTTACATACAGATATGAAAAATCCAAATAGTCTTGTACATCCTGAAGGTGGCTTTCACTATGGGAGGGGTAATGATAAAACTCCTGGCGAAACTAAATCTATAGCTTTTGATGAAATTTCTAAATATAACTACGACTTCAATTCAGGTATTGAATTTGGAGAGGTTACTTTACCAGGTTTAGGGGCTATTGAAGGTGCTCCTGAATGGCTTCAGGGAAGTAAGAAAGTTTATCATTTGCATAGGATTCAATCTGACTACGCCAAAGACTTAGCAGAAAAATTAGAAAGAGGCGGAGAATTTGCTTCAAAAGAAGATTTAGCAAAGATGGATGCTACTGGATTCATTAAAGATTATGGAGCTGAAGTTTATCAAGCAGGTATTTTACAATCCAAAGTAAAAAGTTTGCAGAAAGCTTTGAAAAATACAGATGATGCTGCCGAAAAAACAAAAATTAAAAACGATATAAAATCCTTACAAACAGACATAAAAAAATCTATTAATACTTTACAAAAATCTATAGGCGATATGCGTGTTAAGTTCGGCTTACCCAAATTTAGTGATGTGCAAAGACCAGGAGCCAAAGAAACTTTTAAGAAGTTTTTGAGAGAACAATATTATAATCCTGCTAGATCTACAGAAAGAATTATTAAAAAATCTGATTTAGCTAAAGGTAGGGTGCCTTCAACTTTAGGATTTTTAAGAGAAAACCCAAGTGCTAATCTACAATTTATTAAAGGCACTAATCCAGAAGATACAGTATTTAACAAAATTATTTCTGCAAGACCAATAACAGACAAGCTTATAAGAAGTCCTTTTGATGAAGGCGGTGGTTCAAAAGGGTTTGTTACTAATTATATGGAACCAGTCCTAAGAAGAGATTTAGCTGAAGCTATAGATGAGGGGTATGATGTTTTTAGAGTAGATTCAGGTAAAGCTATAGACTTTAACGAAGGTCAAGTTTTTGAACTTTATGATGAAAAAATACCAAAAATTTTACAAAGAATATTTAAACAAGAGGGGTTAAATCCAAGAGAATATGTTTTTCAAGTTAAAAAAGCTCCACAAGCTATTGAGGAAATATTGGAAAATAACGGCTATAACGCTGATAAGGAGTTTGCACATACAGGTACTTTTGTAAAAATTGATGACAAACTAAGAGAATTATTTAAAAAAAGTGGACTACCTACTTATAGAAAAGGTGGAATAGTAAATGCTATACAAAGTTTATGAGTTTCAATCACTTATCAGATGCGGAGATTAAAGAAGCCTTAGCTTTACGAGAAAGATTAGACTTACTTAAAAAACAAGAAATCTGCAAAACTAATTTTTTAGAATTTATAGACCACATGTGGGATGGCTTTATTTGTGGTCGTCATCATAAAATCTTTGCAGAAAAACTAGAAGGTATTGCTAATGGCACGATCAAAAGATTAATTGTTAATATGCCACCAAGACACACAAAGTCTGAATTTGCTTCCACATATTTTCCAGCTTGGATTATGGGAAGGGATCCGAGTAGAAAAATTATGCAAACTACGCATACAGGAGAACTTGCTGTTAGGTTCGGTAGAAAAGTTAGAAACATGATGGACAGCGATATTTATAAACAAATATTTCCCGAAGTAAGCTTATCGTCTGACAGTAAATCAGCAGGTCGTTGGGAAACCAATAAAAGTGGTGAGTATTTCGCAGCTGGTGTCGGAGGAGCAATTACAGGTCGTGGTGCGGATTTATTAATTATTGATGATCCTCATTCTGAACAAGATGCTATGAGTCCTACCGCTATGGAGTCTTGTTGGGAATGGTACACTTCTGGCCCAAGACAAAGATTGCAACCAGGCGGATCTATTGTGCTAGTTATGACAAGATGGAGTGGCATAGATTTAACAGCTAAGTTATTAGAAGCTCAGAAAGAAGCCTTAGCAGATCAATGGGAGGTTGTAGAGTTTCCAGCTATTTTTCCTGAAACTGAGAATCCTTTATGGGAAGAGTTTTGGTCATTAGAAGAATTGTTAAAGGTCAAAGCTTCTTTGCCAGTTATGAAATGGAATGCTCAATGGATGCAAACTCCAACTTCTGAAGAGGGTTCGATAGTTAAACGTGAATGGTGGCAAAAATGGGAAAGCGATACTTTGCCAAATGTCAGCTACATAATTCAATCCTACGATACTGCTTTTTCTAAAAAAGAAAATGCTGATTACTCTGCTATTTCAACTTGGGGTGTTTTTAGACCTGATGAGGATTCACCAGATTCGATCATACTTTTAGATTGTCAAAAAGGCAGATATGATTTTCCAGAGTTAAAAAGATTAGCTATGGAAGAATATAAATATTGGGAACCTGATATGGTCTTGATTGAAGCAAAAGCTTCAGGTACGCCTTTGACTCACGAACTTAGAAGGCTAGGTATTCCAGTTGTAAATTATTCTCCTACAAGAGGACACGATAAAACTACGAGAATGCACTCTGTCGCACCTATTTTTGAAAGTGGTTTAGTGTATGCTCCACAAAAAGCTTTTGCTGAGGAGATGATAGAAGAATGCGCTTCTTTTCCTTTTGGTGCTAATGATGATTTATGCGATACTATGACTCAAGCCTTGATTAGATTTAGAGAAGGTGGGTTATTATCATTACATGATGATTATGAGGACAATGATCAGGCACCAATAGTTAGAAGTTATTATTAATGGATATATTTATTACGCAGTACATAAGTGAAAATAGAATTGAAGATGGGCCTTGTATTTATGCAGAATCTTTACAGTCTGCAACTGAACAAGCTAATTTTCTTAATTTAGAGATAATTGGTAGAATGAAGTATGATGGCGATATTGAAGATTTAAGAACGATACATTAACTATGGCTATAGAAAATCAACCAATTGCTCCAGTTAGTTTAAACGAGGAGAAACCAAAAACTTTAGAAGAACAAGAGTTTGTTGAAATCGCTGAGGGAGTTGCTCAAGGTGAAGGAAATGATGGCTTTACTATCTTAGAAGATGGTAGTGCAGTTTTTGGTCAACAAGAAATGCCTATGGTCAATGCTAATTTCAATGTAAATCTAGCAGAATTAATTGAACCAGATGAACTAAACAAAATAGCTTCACAATTATCAGAAGGTATTGAAAAAGATAAATCTTCTAGAGATGATTGGGAAAAAACTTATCAAGATGGTCTTAAATATTTAGGCATGAAATTTGATAGTGAAAGGTCAGAACCTTTTGCTGGTGCTTCTGGTGTTATACACCCTTTGTTAGGTGAAGCAGTAACATCTTTTCAAGCTCAAGCTTATAAAGAATTATTACCCGCCAATGGGCCAGTCAAGACTCAAGTGGTTGGTGAATACAATTCTGTCGTAGAAGAACAAGCACAAAGAGTTAAAGAGTTTATGAACTATCAAATAACTCACGTTATGGAAGAATATGATGCTGAGTTAGATCAATTATTATTTTATTTACCACTTGCAGGTTCTGCTTTTAAAAAAGTTTATTACGATGAAGTATTAGGTAGAGCTGTTTCTAAGTTTGTAGCTCCTGAAGATTTAATAGTGCCTTATTACACAACTGACTTAGAGAGTTGTCCAAGAATTACTAACATAATAAAAATGCCAGAAAACGAAGTTAGAAAACTCCAAGCACAAGGTTTTTATCGAAATGTAAATATAGATTATGGAGTATCTGCTGAAGAATCTTCGCAGATAAAAGATGAAATAGAAGAATTAGCTGGAGTAGAACAGACTTACGATTCATCAGAAGTAACTGTTTTATATGAAGTTCATTGTAATTTAGATTTAGATGGCTTTGAAGATACCAATAGCGAAGGTCAATTAACTGGTGTTAAATTACCTTACATAGTTACTATTGATTCAAACTCACAACAAGTTTTATCAATTAGAAGAAACTATTTAGAACAAGATCCGTACAAAAGTAAAATAGAATACTTTGTTCATTTTAAATTCTTACCTGGATTAGGATTTTACGGATTTGGTCTAACACACATGATTGGTGGCTTATCAAAAGCATCTACATCTATACTAAGGCAACTTATAGACGCAGGAACTCTTGCGAATCTACCTGCTGGATTCAAGACAAGAGGGATTAGAATACGAGACGAAGATTCTCCTATTCAGCCTGGAGAATTTAGAGATGTAGATGCACCTGGAGGTTCACTTGCAGATGCAATACAACCTTTGCCTTTCAAAGAACCAAGCCAAACTTTATTGTCCTTGTTATCTGTTCTTGTAAATTCTGGTAAACAATTTGCTTCTATTGCAGAAATAAATACTGGACAAGGTAATCCACAAGCACCAGTTGGTACAACTATGGCTTTGTTGGAAAGATCTACTAAAGTTTTATCAGCAATACACAAAAGATTACATTCAGCACAAAGAAAAGAATTTAAATTATTGGCTAAAGTATTTAAAGAATACTTACCGCCAGAATATCCTTACATGACTGCAAATGGCGGTGGTCAATTAAAAATTACTGACTTTGATGATCGTGTAGATATTATTCCTATATCTAATCCCGACATATTTAGTTCTGCTCAAAGAATAGCTATGGCTCAAGAAATGATGAATTTAGTGCAATCTAATCCACAGATTCATGGGCCTAATGGTATTTATGAATCTTATCGAAGAATGTATGCTGCCATAGGAGTTGATAATATCGATTCCTTACTACAACCACCTCCGCCTACAGAACCAATACCAACAGAAGCTGGTGTTGAAAATAATACTTTGTTGCTTGGTGGAACAGCTAAAGCTTTTCCTGAGCAAAACCATGATGCTCATATAGAAATACATAAATCTCTTTTAAAAACATCGCCAGTTCAATCTAATTTACAAGTACAAGCAAATATCTTTTCGCATATTATGGAACACTTGCAAATGAAAGCAGATGCAATAGCACAATCGCAAATGCCACCAGAAGCTATGGCTCAATATCAACAATTACAACAAGCTTCTCAACAAACTTCTGGGCAAGAACAACAACAATTAGTGCAACAAGCTGCACAAATATTAGGTCAATTTAGTGCTCCAATATTGGCTCAATTAGTTTCTGAATTTACTGAAACTGTATCTTCTCCAGCAGATGAAGATCCTTTAGTAACAATTAGAAAACAAGAGTTAGCTCTTAAAGGTCAAGAATTAGCACAAGAACAAAGACAATTTGTTGCAGATCAAGAAAGAAAAATTCAAGAAAGCCAAGCAAGAATTAGTGTTGATAGAGAAAGAATTGATGCTTCTGAAGATATTGCTAGGATGAAAGACGATACTGCTCAAGACAGATTAGAACAACAAAGACTTTTTAAATCGATAGATTTACAAAATAAATAATTTACTTTTTTATAATTTATACAATAGAATAGCAAAATGAAAAGTTCAATTAAATATCAAGGCAAAGGAACTGTTAAGCTAAAACAACAAAAAAATGTTTCAGCAAGTACAACTCCAACGCCAGGAATGGGTAAAGGTAAAGTTAAAGGAAGTGGTATTGCAGAATTTGGTACCAAGTTCGATGGCGTTTATTAATGTCCATATTTGATTTAAGAGAGAAATATTTAAAAGCTCTTAGAGAACGACAAGAGGATGTCAAAACCCAAATGTTGAATGGGGTAAAAGATATGTCTCAATATGAATTTTTGCGTGGGCGACACAGTTCTCTCGTTGACGCAGAAAGTATTTTTAGAGAACTGCTAGGAAAAGAGTATGAAGAGCCAGAACAAGGTGGTAGTCCCTAACCACATAGCCAAAGAAATAGAAGAATCTCAAAAAGAAGAACAGTCTGAAGAAACAGAAGCTGATAAAGCTTATGTTGAAGAAAGCAAAAGAGTTTTAGATCCAACTTTATTAGAATCATCTTTATTAGATAGAATGCCACAACCTTCAGGGTATAGGATTCTAGTCTTGCCTTATAAAGGTAAAGGTGTATCTGAAGGAGGCATATTGTTAACACAACAACACGTAGAAAGAGAGTCATTGGCTTCTGTATGTGCTTATGTAGTTAAAATGGGGCCTCTTTGTTATAAGGATGAATCTAAATTTGGGGGTACCGCTTGGTGCCAAGAAAAACAATGGGTATTAATAGGTAGATACGCTGGGTGTCGTTTTAAATTGGGTGATGAAGCCGAATGTAGATTGATAAACGATGATGAAGTGTTAGCTACTATAAAAGATCCAGACGACATAGTTGCTGTATAGGAGGTTTTTATGTCTGAGTTAATTCAAGAAGAAAACTTGCAAGAATCTACAGACGCTGTAGAAGAAATTGAAGTTATAGAGGAAGAACAAAATACAGAAGAAACTGAAGCTGTAGAAAATACAGATTCAGAAGCTAATCAAACTGAACAAGCTGAAGAAGCTAAAGCAGAGTCAGATGATGAGTTAGAAAATTATTCTGATAATGTTCAAAAAAGAATAAACAATCTTACACGAAAGCTAAGAGAAGCTGAAAGAGGTAGAGATTCTGCTCTTAATTATGCTAATAGCATGAAATCAGAATATGAAACCTTAAAAGGTAAGAGTGAAAAAATTAATCAAGATTATTATGCAGAAGCAGAAACAAGGCTTGAAAGTCAAAAACAACAAGCGACAAGAGTTTTAGCTGAAGCGCAAGAAGCACAAGACTATGATAAGGCTGCAAAAGCAACTAGCCTTTTATCTACAATTGCAGTCGAAGAAAATAGAATAAAAATGGCTAAAGAAGCCCCTACAAATGATGCTGTAATACCTCAACAAAACATGCAAGAGCAAACGCCTCAGCCTGATCCAAAAGCAGAAGCTTGGGCTGATAAAAATGAATGGTTTGGCGAAGATAGAATTAGAACTCTTGCTGCCTTTACTATTCATGATGATTTAGTTAAAGAAGGCTTTGACGGTCAAACTGATGAGTATTACAATGAATTAGATAATAGATTGAGGTCTAAGTTTCCAAACGACTTTGGCGTAGAAACTGAAACTGTTCCAGCACCACAAGCTACTCAAAGAGTTGCTTCTGCTGCAAGAGCTGATTCTCAAGGATCTAATAAAAAGCAGGTTAGACTTTCTCCTTCAGAGGTAGAAATGGCTAAAAAACTAAACGTACCTTTGAAAGAGTACGCAAAATTTGTTAAAAGGTAAAAACATGACAAAGAAAACAACAAATAAGGAACAAGAATTTAACAGAGCTCCACGTTCTGCGGACACACGAGAGTCCCTTGAATCTCGCAAACCTTGGCAACGCCCATCAACTCTAGAAACTCCAGAACCTCCTGAAGGTTATGAATACAGATGGATTCGTGCTGAAATCGCTAACCAACCCGACAAGAAAAATGTTATGTCTCGATTGAGAGAAGGCTTTGAGCTTGTAAGGGCTGAGGAAATTCAAAATTTTGAATTACCAACGATTCAGGATGGAAAACATGCTGGAGTCATTAGTGTAGGTGGACTTTTATTAGCTAAGATTCCTTTAGAAACTCGACAAGAAAGAAATAATTATTTCACAGATAGGTCGCAAACTATGCAACAAGCAATAGATAATGATTTAATGAAGGAATCTGATGATCGTTCTCCAATAGAGAGGCCAAGAAGATCATCTAGCGTTACTTTTGGTGGCGGTAAAAGATAAATGGGAGTATCGCTGTTTACTAAACTTTCATAATTAAAAGGTATTTATTATGGCAAATAAAGATGCACCTTTCGGTTTTAAGCTAGTAGGCAGATTAGGTTCAAGTGTCCAAAACAATGGAACTACCGAATACGAAATAGCCTCTGGTGCAACTGGAAGTATATTCTCAGGCGACCCTGTAAGAATGACTGCTGCTGGTACTATACTCGTTTGCGATGCAGCGGGTGAGCAACCAATATTGGGAATTTTTAGGGGTTGTAAATTTGTTGATACTGACGGACAAGTTGTGTTCAAAGCACACTATCCATCAGGACAAACATCTACAAGTACAATTACTGCTTTAGTTGAAGATGACCCAAACAATCTTTACGAAGTACAATGTACTGGTTCTCTTGCGTTAACTGCGGTTGGTGCTAACGTGGATTTAGCTTACACAGCTGGTTCTACAGTTACTGGCCAATCAAAGGCTGAAGTAGATTCAGGGGCAACATCTGCTGCTGAAAACTTTAGAATTGTTGGGTTTTCAAAAGACCCAGACAATGACGAAAGAGGTTCTGCTAACGTGAATGTGATCGTTAAAATTAACGAGCACTTTTACTCAACTACTACAGGGGTGTAACCATGGCAATTAATAGAGCACAATTAGCTAAAGAGTTAGAGCCAGGTCTAAATGCACTTTTTGGTATGGAGTACAACCGTTACGACAACGAACATGCTGAAATCTTTGAAGAAAACACTTCTGATAGAGCTTTCGAAGAAGAAGTCATGATTGTTGGTTTTGGTAATGCTCCAACTAAAGCAGAAGGTGCTGGCGTAGCTTTTGATAATGCAACTGAAGGATTTACAGCTCGTTATGAACACGAAACTGTAGCTCTTGCTTTCGCATTAACTGAAGAAGCTGTTGAAGATAATTTGTATGACCGTTTAGGTTCGAGATATACCAAAGCATTAGCTAGAAGTATGGCTCATACTAAACAAATTAAAGCTGCAAATATTCTGAACAACGCATTCAGCACTAGCTTTCCTGGTGGAGACGGTAAGCCGTTAATCGCTACTGACCACCCGTTGAGCACTGGTACTGCTGCTAACAGAGCAACAACTTTTGCTGACCTTAACGAAACATCTTTAGAAGATGCTTTGATAAGGATTTCAACTCAAACTGATGATCGTGGTTTGAACATAGCTTTACAAGGAACTAAATTGATTATTCCACCACAATTACAATTCGTGGCGGATCGTCTTTTAAATACTCCTGGTAGAGTTGCTACTTCAGACAACGACATTAACTCAATCAGAAACCAAGGAATGCTTCCACAAGGTTATGTGGTAAACCACTATCTTGTAGATCCAGATGCGTTCTTCTTGAAAACAGATGTTCCTGATGGGTTCAAAATGTTTGTTAGAAGTCCTCTACAAACTGCATTAGAAGGTGATTTTGATACTGGAAACATGAGATATAAAGCCAGAGAGAGATATTCATTTGGATTCTCTAACTGGAGATGTGTTGACGGTTCTCAAGGAGCTTAATAATCATAAAGAGGGGAGGGCTTCGGCTCTCCCTTTTTTTAAAAATGTGGTTACACAAACCAAATAATTTATCTGAAACCCCATGTGTGGGTAGATGTACCACCTCTGTAATACCATTTGATGATGTATGCAAAGGTTGTGGGAGAACTGTCGCAGAAATAAGAGATTGGGGCAGTTATACTGAATTAGAAAAAAAATTAATTAATATTAGAAACTCAAGAGAGTACGAAATTAGACAAGTGAAACAATTTAAAATTATGACCGACAAAGAAAAAAGCGAAGATATAAGAGGCAGATTAGTTACAACAAGATGTTTGATAGAAATGATTGGTGAAGATCTAATAAAAACTTATGGTAAAAATAATTTAACAAAAGAAGCTTACGAAAAATTATATGAGGCACATAAGTCAGTTTTAGAAGCTACAGAAAAATTACCTATTGAACATGACCAAGCCGTATAATAAAATTAATTTATCTAGGATTAATTAATTGTTTTATAGACTGACCTAGCAGACAAGCCAAGACTATAAGACTTATTTCCGAAGGAGGAAATTATGGCAAAATCAACATTCTCAGGGCCAGTTAAATCTATCTCTGGTTTTATAACTGCTGGTAGTACATCAGTAGTAAGCTTGACTGCTGACACATCTTTAACAGTTGATGCTCACGCAGGAAAAATTTTAACTTGTAATGATGCAGACGGTAAATTCACTTTGCCAAGTATTGTTACTACAAGTCCTTCAGATCCAACAGATCCGAACCAAGCTAATAATTTAGGAGCTTCTTTCTTTTTTGTAATAGAAACTGCTGCTACTGATTTAGATATTAAAACAGATGGTACTGACAAATTTGTTGGAGGTTTATACACAGGTGTAAACGACAGCACAGGTAAAACTTTTATTTCTGGAGCATCTAACGATGTAATTACGTTAAATGGTTCAACCAAAGGCGGAATCGCTGGAAGTATTATCAAAGTTACAGCAATTGCTTCTGCTAAGTATGCCGTTGAAGGTATTGTCTTAGGATCAGGAACTCTAGTAACTATGTTTGCTGACGCATAAGGAGTAAATTATGGCTGATACAGTAACATCACAAACCATCCAAGATGGTGAAAGAGTTGCTATTATGAAATTCACTAATGTTTCTGACGGAACAGGTGAATCTGCTGTAAAAAAAGTAGATGTCTCTGCTTTGGCTAGTAGTAGTCAAGGCAAGGCATGTACTGCGGTCAAAGTAGCTAAAATATGGTGGGCTTGTAGAGGTATGGGCGTTAATATTGAATTTGACGCTTCTACTAATGTTCTAATAACAGGCTTACCTGCTGACTCTACTGGTGATGAATATTATTCTGACGTTTTTACTGGTATTCCAAACAATGCTGGATCAGGTAAAACTGGCGATATAGACTTCACTACAGTAGGACATAGTTCAGGCGATACTTATTCTATAATTTTAGAATTAGTAAAAGACTACGAATAATGGCTGAGTATAAAGGCAAAAAAGTAACTTTAAATAGTCCAAGAGCTCTCCGTAAAGGGGAGCCTGGCTATGGAAAAAAAAGAAAAGTAGTTTTCGTTATGGGGTGTAGTAGCGAAAGCAAAAGAGTAAAAAGAATTACCTTTGGTGATGCTAAATTAGGTATGCACAAAAGGGATAAATCAAGAAAAAAATCTTATTGCTCAAGGAGTGCTGGTATGAAAGGCACTACCGATAGGTGTAGTGCAAACTATTGGGCTAGAAAAGATTGGGATTGTTAATATGAGTGATAATAAAAAACCAAAAAGTAAAGGAAAAATATGTCCAGAAGGTAAGGCTTGGGCTAAAAGAACATTTGATGTCTATCCAAGTGCTTATGCTAATTTAGCAGCTTCTAGATATTGTAAGGATCCAAATTATGCTAGTAAATCAAAAAAAAGAAATGGTGGTTTTGTTTCTATTCCTGGACAAGGAGCAGTTTTAAAAGAGAAAATAAGATGAGTAAAGGACAATTACAAAGTTGGTTAGACGAAGATTGGGTAAGAATTGGAGCTGATGGTTCTATAAAAGGCAAATGTGGAGATAGAAAAAAATCAGAAGGAAAACCTAAGTGTTTACCAAGGAATAGAGCAAACAGTCTTAGTAAAGAAGAAAGAGCAAAGCTAGTAGCTAGAAAAAGAAAGAAAGATCCCAACCCAAGAAGAAAAGGCAAACCAATAAATGTTTCTAACAAACTAAACGCTGGAGGCGAGGTTACGATGAAAAAAGCAAAAAGAGATTATGATGGCGATGGCAAAATAGAATCATCTAAAGATGAATATTTTGGCTCAAGAGATAAAGCAATTAAAAGTGCTATGTCGAAACAAAATAGAGTTAAAATGAGTAATGGCGGATTTGTTGCCAATGGATGCGGTGCCATCATGAAAGACCGTAAAAAAGTAACCAGTATATCTTGAGGTAAAAATGACTTATAAGAAAACTAAAGGCTATAGCGTAAGAAAGATGTCCAAAGGCGGAGCTTTAATGAAGAAGTCTAAGGGCGGAGCCATGATGAAAAAATCAAAAGGCGGAGCTATGATGAAAAAATCAAAAGGCGGATCTATGATGAAGAGATCTAAAGGTGGTTCTATATTAAAGAAATCAAAAGGTGGTTCTTTAATGAAGAAATCAAAAGGGGGTTCTATGATGAAAAAATCTAAGGGCGGAGCTTTAAATCTAAACAGTAAAAAGAAATAACTTTTTAGTTTAAAAAACAACTTACATTTATGTCATACTTACTTAGTAATGTCCCACATTTTAAATGTTGGGTAAGAAGGGAATTTACTCACAATCACGAAAAATACCATGACGAGTATTTACATGCTTTAGTAATTGCAGTTAATACTATTCCTGATAGGTCTTTGAGTTTTCAAGTAGTCTTTACGGGTTGTGAGTCAGATTGTGAAGATAACAACGAGCCAAATATCCATGGCGGAGCTATGTGGGCTAGAATGCCTATCCAAGCTTTAGTGGCTGATATTCCTATGGATGATTTTCCTGAACCGATGGAAGATCATATTGCACAACCTTGGGATTGTGAATCTAGAAACCATTCAGTAATAGTTATGGATAGAGTAAGCTCATCACCTTGGCTTTGTAAATTAGATGGCGAATTTTTTAAAGGCAGATATTTGTTTACTGTTGATTATACTGACTCCGATATTGCTGACGATAGTGCACAACATAAACAATCTCATGTATTATATATAACAGAAGATTGTAAATGGAAAGGTAACTTAGTAGCCTTACCAAACAATAGAGTAAGGGCTACAAGTCCAGCTCTTTGGGTAACAGGAGATGGTGCTCCTGACTTTAAACCTTCACAATGGACACATTCTGCTGAAGGACACGAAAGTTACTTAGATCCTGCAATAACTTTTAATAACTTATATGAAGATTAATGGCGTTATCAGGCAGTACAAATTTTGAACCAAATGTTACAGAGTTTATAGAAGAAGCTTTTGAAAGATGTGGTATTGAACTTAGGACTGGTTATGATTTAAAAACCGCCAAAAGATCCATAAACATTATGTTAGCTGAATGGGCTAACAGAGGTTTGAATCAATGGACTATTGAGCAAACTACTCAAACAGTAACGGAAGGTACAAATAGTTATAGTTTAAATACTAATGTAATTGATATATTGGATATGGTTGTTAGAAGAACAACTAACTCTGTAAATACAGACACCAATATGAGTAGAATCAGCAGAAGCGAGTATTTAAATATTCCAAACAAAGATACAAAGGCTAGACCTAATCAATTCTTTTTTGATAAACAAACAACTCCAGCTATTAAAATTTATCCAACGCCTGAAAATTCCACAGACATATTGGTTTTTAATAAATTAGTTAGAATGGATGATGCTGATACTGCAACTAATACTATGGATTTACCTTTTAGATTTTACCCTTGTTTTGCAGCTGGTCTTGCTTATTACATAAGCATAAAAAGAGCTCCACAAAGAACAGCAGAACTAAAAGCAATTTATGAAGAGGAATTTAGAAGGGCTGCTGACCAGGACGAAGATAGAGCTAGTTTTAGGATAAGGCCACATTTAAGAGGTGTTTAATGGGCTTTTCAGAAAGTCGCCCTCAACAAGTACAACAGATAAATTTTGTTGAACTTGAAGAGCTTATCAAGCAACAACAACTACTATGTAATATTTAAAAATGGATTTTCTTTTATTTATAATTTTATTTTTTTGCATTATTGTTATGATAGGTGAAAATTCAAATCCTAGAGGTATGAATATTTTTTGGTATAAAGTTTCTATAGAAACTAGAAAGTATTATAAAGCTTTAACTGAGTACGACTCTGGCAATAACAAAGGTAACGGGCCTAGAAAAAATGACTGACCCAAAAAAAGGAACGGGAAAAAAACCAAAAGGATCTGGCAGACGTTTATATACGGATGAAAATCCTAAAGATACCGTAAAAATTAAATTTGCGACCCCAAAAGATGCAAGAGCTACTGTTGCAAAAGTAAAAAAAATCAATAAGCCATTTGCAAGAAAAATACAAATATTAACAGTTGGTGAACAAAGAGCTAAAGTTATGGGTAAGAACCAAGTTGTAAATATATTTAAAAAAGGCAAAGAAGATATTAGAAAAACGAGGAAAGTCTAATGGCTTATGCTAGTGGCAAATTTGCATACGCTTTATGTGATAGATGTGGTTTTAAATACAAATATAAAGATTTAAGAAAAGAATGGAATGGGGCAAAAACTTGTCCTTCTTGTTATGAAGAAAAACACCCACAACTAGAAACTACAAGAAATATAATAGATCCCGAGGCTTTGTACGAGGCTAGACCAGATACAGATTTAGAGGTTGGTAATGGCAGAGTTTCAACTAACAACGATTTAGTTGGTAGGACAATACTTGGATTAATAAGTAATACATCTGTTGGTTCTGTCAGTATTATAGAAAATGATAATACTGTAACTCAAACATTAGATTCTCAAGCTGTTACCTCTGCTTTAGGTTCTATTACTGTATCTGGGAACATAACTGAAAGTGTTTCAGTAAGTGGACAAGCTGGTACTTCTGCCATAGGTAGTCCTACTGTTAGTGCTGATACTGTTTACACAGTAACAGTTGCTTCTGGTACTAACTCGTATGGTTACGGTAATAAATATTATATAAATGGCTCAGTAAGTCCTACTTTGAACTTATCTGAAGGCGAGACTTATAGATTTGATCAGTCTGATTCTTCTAATGGTGGGCACCCATTAAGATTTTCTACTACTGCCAACGGCACTCATGGCGGTGGAAGTGAATATACAACTGGCGTAACAACCAATGGTACTCCTGGTAGCTCAGGTGCTTACACTCAAATAACTGTAGCCGTAGGTGCGCCAACACTTTATTACTATTGTACAAATCACTCAGGTATGGGTGGACAAGCAAATACTCCTTAATTTGATATAATAAATTATGACCTTAACTGAATTAAAAACTTTGATACAAAATTATGTTGAGAATGATGAAACTACTTTTGTCAGCACCCTTGATGACATTATTAAAAATGCAGAAGAAAGAATATTTGAATTAGTTCAGTTTGATTTTTTTAAAAAAAATGTTTCAGGTAATGTAACTCTTGGTAATAGATTTTTAACTGCGCCCTCAGACTATATTTTGAGCACCTATCTTGCAGTTGTCGATGGTAGTGGAGATTACACATATTTAGAAAAAAAACATTCTTCTTTCATGCAAGAATATACTGTAGATCCAACAGATAGCTCTTTAAGAGGTAAGCCTTTGTATTATGCAGATTATGACAAAGAGTTATCTACTGCATCTAGTAATGGTTCTACGTTAGTTTTAGCGCCAGTACCTGATAGTAATTACACGGTAGAATTACAATATATTTATAAACCAGCATCACTTGTTTCTAGTACAACTGGCACTTGGTTATCTCAAAATGCTAGAAATGGTTTACTTTTTGCTTGTTTGTCTGAAGCATATTTATTTATGAAAGGTGATGCACAATTACAAGAACAATATGAAAGAAGATTCCAAGAAGAAATTTCAAGACTAAAAAATAGAGCAGAAGGTAGAGGAAGAAGAGACGAATACCGTTACGACTCCCTACGTTCACAAACAACTTAGAGGAGGTAAAATGGAGAAGATAGAATCCCTAAAAGGGAAAACCATAGCTATAGTAGGTATGGGAAAAAGTTGGCACGATTACAACTTAGCTAAATCACACGGAATACACTTTGATGAAGTTTGGGCTATAAACTCAGTCGCAAGTGTAATTTTTCATGACAGAGTTTTTATGATGGATCCGCCATCAAGATTTTTAGATAGTGATGATGCTGGTGGTCAAACAGAAACTATGCGAAAACTTCTTCAAGAACATGACAAACCAATATATTCTTGTGTAGTCGATGAAAGGTGTCCGCCAGTAGTTGAATATCCAATACAACAAATTGTCAGAGACTGTCATTGTTACTATTTGAATAATACTGTTGCTTACGCAATAGCTTTTGCTTATTGGAATGAGGTGGGTAATTTAAAATTGTTTGGTATTGATTTCAGTTACAAAGGAAACTTGCACTTTGCAGAAGCTGGTAGAGGCTGTTGTGAATTTTGGTTAGATAAATGTATGCACAAAGATATACAAGTAGAAGTGGCTAATAGTTCTGCTTTATTAGATTCTAATGAGGATGCTCAAGATAAATTATATGGCTACCATAGATTGAAAGACCCTATGGTGGTTGTTTTAGACGAAGAAAAAAAATTAAAAGTTTTGAAAAAAAGTGAGTATGAATCTTCCATAGTTAGGCCAGAAAGAACACCTATTATGGTAGATAGAAATGATCCTAATGTTCTTGGAGAGCCAAAAAAATGGTAGATGAAATAACCCCTGGAGTTTCTTTTGAGCTTGGTATAGTTGAAACAAAAACAACAAACTACGGAGGACATACTCCTGAGTTTTGGGCGGAAAGATTAACAGAAAAAATTGTTGGTTATTCTGAAGATAATGAACCGCATGTAAAAGAACAAGCTAAAGCTTTTAAGGATGTTATTTATAAAGTTTGTTTAATTTACATAAAAAATGCTATAAAATCATATCAATCCACTTTGAAACAAGATTTGATTAAAAGTGGAGAAAACGAATTAGCAAAAACTATAAAATAAAATTAAAGGTAAATTATGGCTATTACATCTACATTAACCTCTAGTTTTAAGAAAGAGTTGCTACTTGGTAATCACAATTTTACCAATAGTTCGGGAGATACTTATAAACTAGCTTTATACACAAGCTCTGCAACTCTTGGAGCCACTACAACTTCCTTTACTACCACTAATGAAGCTAGTGGTACTAATTATTCTTCGGGAGGCGGAACACTAACAAATGTTACTCCTACGTTGGATAGCACTACTGCTATTACAGATTTTTCAGATCTGACTTTTAGCACAGCTACAATTACGGCTAGAGGATGTATGATTTATAATAGTTCTGATTCTAACAAATCAGTAGCTACTATAGATTTTGGTGGAGACAAAACTTCAACCGCTGGAGACTTTACAATAGTTTTTCCTGCAGCAGCAGCAAGTACAGCTATTATAAGAATAGCGTAGGAGAGGAGCATGGCTCTTGTCCTAAACGATAGGGTAAAAGAAACTACCACTACAACTGGTACTGGCACCATCAACTTAGGTGGTGCTGCTACTGGTTTTGAAACTTTTGTAGCTGGTATAGGTAATTCAAATACAACATATTATTGTATTGCTGGCCAAGGTACAGCAGAGTTTGAAGTAGGTATAGGTACTGTTACTGACGCTTCTCCAGATACACTATCAAGAACAACTATACTAAGTAGTTCTAATAGTGATAGTGCTGTTAATTTTTCAGCTGGAACCAAAGATGTATTTTGTACTCTGCCAGCTAGTAAAACCATAAGAGAAGTCGATACTGCTTTGAATGTGCCAACTGGTACTACAGCGCAAAGAGCTGGATCTCCAGCAGCTGGTGATCTTAGATTTAATACTACAACTTCAAAGTTTGAAGGTTACTCTGGTTCGGCTTGGGGTGATATTGGTGTAGGTAATTTTTTAGTTACTAATACTTTTACAGGAGACGGTAGTGATACTACCTTTACCATTTCAAATGCAGTCGCAGATGAGAATAATTTATTAGTATTTATTGATGGTGTTTTTCAAGCACAAAATGTTTATTCAATATCTGGCACTACATTAACTTTTGCTACAGCTCCCGCAAATGGAAGAGTAATTACAGTTTATTCTGCACTAAATAATATCCAGGGAGCCAACGTAGTTAAGGCCACTATGACTGGGGACAATAGTGATACAACATTAGCATTAGGTGTTACACCAATAAGCGAAAACGCAGTACAAGTTTATTTTGATGGTGTCTATCAAAACAAAGATAGTTTTAGTATTTCTGGAGAAACTTTAACTTTTGGTGTAGCTCCACCAACTGGCGTAGCAGTAGAAGCTATAACACTTACTGTTACAGATTTAGCAGCAGCGGCCTCAAGTATTTTAGTAGATGAATTTACTGGCGATGGATCTGATACAACTTTTACCTTATCAGCAGCGCCAGCAAATGAAAACAATACGCAAGTTTTTGTTGGTGGTGTTTATCAAGAAAAAGCAACTTACAGTATAAGTGGTACGACTTTAACTTTTTCTGAAGCACCAGCTAATACTGTATCTATTGAAGTAGTATCTGTAGCCGTAGGACAAATTAATTCCGCCATACAGTTATCAGACGCAGATGGTGATACTAAAGTTATGGTCGAAAAATCTTCTGATGAAGATACCATTAGAATGGATATTGCTGGTACTGAAGTATTAACACTAACTAATAGTGCTATGACTTTGAAAGGGACAACACCAAAAATAACAATTGGTGATGGTGGTGCAGAAGATACAGCTTTGATATTTGACGGTAACGCACAAGATTTTCATATAGGTTTAGACGATTCAGCTGATGATTTAGTTATCGGCACAGGTTCTACAGTAGGTTCAAATCAAAAATTAGTTATGGATTCAGATGGCCATATTGGTATTGGTCATACAAGTCCTGATTTTCCATTAGTGGTAAGAGATGCTACTACTAGTAATTATTTAAAAGTTATAGGTGCTACAGATGGTAATGCTGGTATAGCTTTTGGTGATGACGATGCTGAGTTAGATGGCGG